TCCTTCAAGTGACTATCCATTATCTATTACAACTCCTCGCAGATCGTTTTCTTCCCCACACCAAGGACAGAACCATTCTCGTGGCTCCATATACTCTTCAACAGCAATGCTCCACCATCCTTTGCAGGTTGTGCAAACAAAGTGATGGATTATCTCAGTGTTCATTTAACTATACTAGCAACAATCTCGTTGCCTTCCCAATTATTTTTTAACTCCACTGTACGCTTTTCACAAGCATAGCGAGTTGTTCCAGCACTATTATCTTTCCAGCCATTTCGCTTCAAGGTTCTTTTCATCTGTAAGCATCCGCTCATACCCATGCGATCCCAACCAGCAGAGGTTTCATGGTGACCCATAAACTCTATTACAGAGCCATTAAGATATAAGACAAGAATAATCATAGTTAGTTGCATTAGTGTATCCCAGTGCCGTTCGCCTTCATCTCAGCCTGGTTATCTTTGAGTGCTTCAACGTGACGCTCTAGGTTTTCAATCCTTTGCTTAAAGAAGTCAAGAGTTAATGCTTGTTGCTGATCGTATGGAGCCTTACCTGTTTCTATTATTACCTGTAGTTTTGCAAACTCTTTTGCAAGATGTTCAAGTAACATAAATTGTTCAGCGTCCGCAGGGAGCGCGCCGAGGTCACCTCTAGGCCATTTAATACGAAAATTTTCGTTCTGCTCAACCGACTTCTGCATCAGTATCTGATTGGTTTCTAATTTGTTCAGTCTTTCCTGTAATCCGAACCAAGCCCATGTTCCTAGTGCAACCGCTGTGGCTAAGCCAATTAAATTCCGTATTGGCAACCCGACGCTGGTATGATCAGAAACTCGAACCGTATTCTCTTCATTCACTTAATCTTGGACTCAAGCCGGTTAATACAATCTATGATGCGATCCACCGCTGTGTCAAAATCCTTCTTACTTACGTACTCTGTTTGAACTACCGTTATTCTTTCGTGCAATTTCCTATCCTCTGCCGAAAGCCTGTCAGTCAACGAGAATATCCTACGTAAGATGAATCCACCCAGTAGTACCATACCTCCAAACATCATATCGAATAGAACTGGCGCTTCCACTAGGCTTCATTCCATTTGACAGCAGGTAGTGGCTTGGGAAAGTTTGGTTCAGGGTTTAGACTAAAGGACATACCCGGCTCACTCAATCCATTCCACATGATGCATGATTCTTCTGATTCCTTGCTTGACTTGGTGACCACTAACGTAGAACTTGACTTATCCTTGTTGGTAAACCATACCATTGTCGTGGACGGACTCATGTGAGACATCATCACCGGGGCCTCCTGATAGTCCTGCGCTAGTAGTTCTACCACCCTAGAGAAATTAGGGAAGCAGTGCAGTAGGATAGGCACTTGTCGATCCACCATGTCCTCTGGTCTATCCACCTGTGCTAATAGGGGTGTGCTGATAAGGGCTAGTGCTAGTAGTATGCTTTTCATTGTGATTGTGGACGCTTCCTCTTTTTTAGTGTCGCATCGCCTAGCCAGTTCCATATATCGCCTCCGTAATCTCCAGCCGCATCAAGGATAGACTCTGCCGCCCTTGTTGCTGGGTTTATCTTCCTTTCCTGCTGGTCTGTGCGAGAGTGTCTTGGCCCTGCTTGAGACATAAGCGCATAGTTTTCATCATGCTCATGCACTGATTCTGCCATAAATGCGCCAATGTTCTGGGCGGTTCGGAATTTCTTGACTTGCTTTGTTTTTAGATAGATACCTTGTAGTTTCTTCATCTCTGAAGCATACTCAGGAGTTCCCGGCCTTAGTGCGGAAATTCTATTTATCGCACTAGCCTCTCCCTTAGTCATAGTCTTGAGTAGAGTTTTCCATGATTCCATGAAATCTCTCTGCATTCCAAATTCTTTGGAAAACATATAAGCGGGTACTTTAGCGGTGAGCCTGAGAATTTTAGTTTTAGTATTCTCAGTTTGTGATGGAACGTCTACTGCACTGGCTTTTTCCCCCAGCCTACTACTTAGCCCTGATGACGCCTTCTCCCTACCTAACTTAGCAAGAAAATCGTTGTACGCCACGATCTGTCCCTTATCGTTCTTGGGCAGTCCGTCAAAAACTAATTCAAGTTTCTCCTTCAACTCGCCTAATCTTCCTGAAGTAATATCTTTAACTGTGACTCCAGCACCTCTTATGATGTCTAGGAAACTTTGCCTGAACAATCTTCTCTGGTCGTTTCTGGTAGCAAAGTTAGTATCCGGGTTTGTGCGGTAACGCCTACCGGCTAACTCTGCTCTTTGTGGGGTGGTTGATTTAACTGCCGCTGCGCCCCTTTTTACCGCCTCTTCCATCTCTTTTGTGTTGTGTATTTGAGCATCATGCTTTCTCATGCTTGGGCTTTGCTTTATAAGGTTGTTAATTGAATGACGAGTTTCCTCCTTTAAAGTGCCTGATATGCGTTGTAGGTCTCCGCCCTCGCCAAATGCGGTATCTAAGTCCTTTCTTAACGAGTGCATGGTTCTGATATCTCCAGTACGCTCGTTTAATTTTACCTTGTAGTGTGTGTTTAGCCTAGGGTTCTTGGATTTTGTGCCATCCGCAGTCACCTTTACAAATTTTTTGTCAGCCTTAACTCTTTCAAAAGGGAGATCGCCACCGTGCTTTGCAGACAGGGTGTTGTACTGTCTTACTGGTATATACCTAAATGAATCTACGAAATCATTGAAGGATTTGGGTAGTTCATTGGGCATACCAGTGTTCGGGTCATACTTAGGCAGAGGGTTCTGAGAACCGCCAACTTGTGCGGCCCTATCGCCCCTTATATTTTCGTATATCTTATTCCAGCCCCTAAAGGTTTTTAGTGAATTAATCGACCCAGCAAGCGGCACTTGGTCTGGATAAGCCTCATCTCTGCGCCTACCACTTGTGCGCTCAACACGAGCATTTCTCAAATTCATGGACTGTTCGGCAGTCCTCCCTTCTAAGTTGTAAAGCCTACTAGACGGAACATTTGCTGTACGCCCTAACTCGGTATTCAGCCTACCAGCCTGTTGTGCTGCCAGTATGCGCTCTTGATCCATCACTCTCTGCCCACTCACAGGCGCTATGTTTGCGCTTCCAACCGCTAGATTCTCTGCTTGCGACCCCATTAGTGATGGAATATTAGAGGTGTTTCCGAAACTATCTACGCCGCCTAGGAGGGCGTCATCATGTGCTTTTGCAAGTTGCGCTGTAGGATCAATATCTGTTCCGAATAGGCTATCACGCAAACTGTTTCCTTTATGGGCTGACAAAAGCCGAAGCCTAGCATTATTTGAATCTACTGCATTCTCTCCAGAAATAGCGTCTATGGTTGGAGCAGGTCTTTCCGATCTAGGGACAGCCCTACTTAAAAGCCTTCCTACTGGGCCAGCAGCGTTCAGTAGACCCTGTATCCCTCCCGCAAATTCAGCACCTGATCGTGCTGAGGCTGGATCAATATTTATCTCACCCGTGTCATTATTAATAGCGTTTGCTGCATAACCCCATAAACCGCCTTTACCTGCCGCTTCTCCTATACTAGCAAGCCTACCCGGATGCGCTACTAACGCAGGATTTAATACTCCATAGTCTACTCGCGGCGCTGCTGAAGCACCTTTGACAGTCTTACCTACTGCTTTAATAAGCGGATGAGCCATCAAAGGGTTGGCCGCAACACCTGTTCCTTCTGCTAATGCCATTGTATTCGGGAACTGGGACTGCGCCTGAGTCCGCTCAACTCTCGCGCTATCCCTTGCCTGTTGCAGCCTTGCATCATAATCACCTTCACCCACACCTACAGCCGCAGCCATATGGCTACCTAGCCAATTAGCGATACCAAAACTAGCGCCGTCAGCGAACTCACCAACAGCAGCCGATGCTAACGCAAGCGTAGACACATCATACTGCTGCTTTATTTTTTGCTCTATAAGATTAGCAGACTGTTGAGGATTCAATGTCGCCAGAAAGTCCCCTAACTGCACCATTGCCCCCGCCTCAGGATCATGCACCTCCGGTTTGAATCTAAGAGGTAACTTTACACCATTATCAAGTGTGATTGTGAGGATTTTCTTGCCATCATCCTTGTGAGGCGATCCCGTCCATATGTGAGGCTCCTTTCGTTTTAGTATGCTTGCCATTAGAATTTAGCCCCCAAAGCCGCTTTTTCCTCGTCATCTTTCTGTTTTTTTGTTAGCGGTTTAGTAGGGTTTAAATCTCGTGGAAATAACCTTCCTGAAAGTCCTCCTTCTGCGGTTGCATCCGGAGTGACTATTGTCTTTTCAAAGTAACGCGAGTTTTCATTTACAACGTCATTCCCCGATTTTAACTTCTTAAACAAATCCACATCTATACCGGCCTTAGAGAAGAAGAAGTCGATAGCCCCTTCCTTGCCACTGTACCCAGTAGATACTGGCATCATCCCACCTTTTTCCCCATACTTTCTAGTCTCCATCTCTCGCAGTCTCTGGTACTCCCTGTTCTGACTCTCCCAGACAACTGAATAAATTTCGAATGCAACTTGTACCATCCTCTCCCTTTGCGCTCCGCCAAGGATGTCCCCACTTGTAAACCCTTTTATCATTACTCTAAGTTTTTCTTGGAGAGAGGAAAGGCTTTGCTGCAATTCATGCTCCGCCACCGTGACCATAGAAGGATCACGCATTTTTATCAACATTGTGATTAATTGATCGTCTGTTTGTCCGGGGTCTAGGTTATTAGCGGTTGTATTCTCTACAACCCTAAATACATCCTGATACATACGATCAATATCTTTTAGCCCTAATGGCGCTATTATTTTTTTACTAAAACGATTATGAACTTCATTCACATCATCCTTAAATACATTGTTACTAAAGGTTGTTTTATACTGGGACTGCTTATTTCCGTCGGCATCGGTGGCAGGAACCGGCTTCCATTCGCCATTAGGCCCCTGTTCGAGGATTTGGGTTCTTTCATACTGAGAGTCTGGCCTAAGTTCTGGCACAGGCTCACCTACCGGATGACGGGTTCCGTTGGGGAGTGTGTACCACTCTTGTTCTCCCGTAACAGCAGCAGCAGTTCCGTTGTTTAACGGTATATACATAGTCCTTTTTGTAAACGTAGTTTCACCCTCAGCGTCCTTAAATAAGGCTACTACTGAGTCTCCGTATTCTTTCCCATGTTGAGAGTATGCGTCATTGATTGCCTGATTTTTATCTTCAATCCACTTCTCATTCGGTACGCCTGTTGCGCCTATTCTCTGGTTTATAAGATTAGTAACCTTTGTTTGCAGGGAATCCATTTCCTGTTGGGCGTAAAATCCTCCTCCAATCCCGGCAAGAACTTCAGCCGCATCATCTGCCGACAGGAAGGAGAAGAGTCCACTCTTCTCTTTCTTGCCAACATATTCTGAAAGGCGCTGCGCCACTTTAATTGCCGCATCTTCCCTGTTTCCATTGTTTATAGAACTAGCAATCGAGGGATCGTTTTCAAACATTGTGATAACATCACTCAACTCCGCACCTTTATCTCTCTTGTTAGTCCTTATAGCGGCCTCTTCTGTCGTTATTTCCTTCCAGCCATTTGCTATGTAGGCATCCGCTGTTTTTCCTTCTGCCACTTTTATATGGCCTTCAGGACTCTGGAACGCCCTAACGTGAACCTTCATGTTCATTACTGATGTAATTTTGTTCAACGCCTCTATCTTGAGAGGCCCAAGCCATTGGGGGTTGTTTAGTAACCATTTTTCTACTGATGAATTATCTATGCTATTGAGAGTTTCTAACTCCGGGACTAATGCAGCCATGTGCTGCCTTATCACAGAATCTTTTGCTGATTGTTCGCCATTCTTTCCGCTAAACCAACCATTCTGTTCGGCAAACTCAGTCGCCTCTGGGCTGTTAACGCGATTCTCTATTAACAGTTTTCCACTGTCCTTATCATACTTGTAAAAATCAATGGGATCACCCTTATCAAAAGCGGCCATGCGCTCCTGCATAAACTTGAACACATTGGGGCTTAAATTCTTTTTCTGAGCAAAGAGAACTAAGTCATCCATAGTTGATCCGGGGTTCTGCATCCACTCATCCCATGCCAAATCCTTTTCTATATCCCCTACGTCTACATCCGGTTTAGATGGCGTTGCGCCCCTTGTTGACGGCCCGCTTACGGACTGAGGGGTAAAAGACCTACCGGACATGGCGGCAGCAAACATACCTATGCTGTTAGTTCTCGACCTCTCCTTTCGCATCATCTTCTCAAACTCAGCATCATCTAGAAGTTGTTTCTGTATTTTTAATACTTGCTGGTTGTATTGTCCTTGCGCTTGAGCGCCAAGATCATTACCTGCTGGGGCGTACTGAGTCTGCTGGGGCCAAGTGGGTTGTCCCTGCCACCCTTCAGTTGTAGACGGCCTCATTTCTGTCTGTTGTTCTGTGAGTCTTCGTTGCTCTAAAGCGCGCTTTAACCGCTCCTGTTCAGAGAGTGGAGCATTCCCAAAATCCCCGCCTATTGCGCCGGGGTAAGAATTCATGTCAAATAAACCCATTAGTATCTCCACTTCTTTAAGAAGGGGTAATCAGGGACATCAAAGTCGCTTAATGTTGCCATAGGGTTTTTACCCCTAGCAGTTACGTCAAATGGGGTAGTTTTCAGGTTAGCGTTTCCGCCCCCTGCCTTACCAGTTGCTGCGCCAGATGCCTGTTGAGGAGTACCCATAGCCATTTCTTGAAAGATAGCCTGTTGCTTTGCCTTCTCATCTTCTAAGGATTCCCACCTGCCCAACGCTCTTTGGTATCCAACATTGTCAAATGTGTTAACATTACCGTAGGTTGGCGATTGCGGCCTGTTGATATGGGGGCTGATAGATCGCACGTTAGGATTTTTCTGCATTCCTTGAAAATCTGACATCTGAGGCTCTGGATTATCCTGCCCTAACTTCCATTTCCAATCATCAAAGAACATTATAGTACACCGTAGTTAACGTGTTTAATGCCTTCAATCTCTACCACTGCATCAGGTCTGGTGATCTCAATCTCTTGAGCCATCACGCCTCGACTCCTAGTGTTTGAGCCTTTGAAGTTATAGGTGTAGACATTATGCCCTTTCCAAGTTCCATCAAACTCAACATTCTCCTTCATCCTAAAGTCGGACATACCGTACAATGATGCCGCAATACCTATTGCCTGACCAATTTGATCCATACCGCTTTTACCCGGAGATGTCTGCGTTCCTGTAGACCCGTAGTCACCAGTTACCATAGCCATGTAGTTACGCAACGCATTCTGAGGAGCGTTAGCCTGATAATTGTAGCGAGCCTGATCGGAATCCATACCGGCCTGAGTCATCGCTCTACGCTGTGCGCCAACATCACCCATAGCACCATATAGGTTTAATGGGGCGTTCATTGTTGTGGGATACTGCTGCTGACCGAACTGCTGCTGATTGATGATCTGGTTAGAGGCTGGTATCCTCATACCTTGTGCAGTCTGATAAGCGTTGCTATACATATCTGCGAGAGGTTTTGTTAGGCCAGACTGTACTGCATCTGTTACCGCCCTATCTTGCATTAGTGAGGCCCTGCTTGAGCCTCCGGGTTGATACTGCACCTGCTGATTTCGTATTCCGGGGAGTATGTTCTTCTGTAGGTTGCCTACTACACCCTGAGTTAGAGCGTTTTCCATTGCCCTGTATGGTGTACCCGGCCCTTGCCTAACGTTACCTGCTAGAAGGTCATAGGTTTGGTAGGGGTTAAAGCCTGTATGACCACCAAGGCTACGCATAAGTGCGTTCTCTCCCCCCTCCTGCATCGCTCCTACTCTCGGCCCCATTGCATATCCAAGGGTGGCCTTGTGTGCTGCTGTCTGAGCAGGGTCAAATCCAGCAAGAGTTTCACCCGGATAATATTCGGGTACTCCCTGATTATAGAGGTCTTTAGCCGCCCTAAACCCTTCGGTTAGGTAGGGTATCTGTTCCTCCCACGGAGCCGTGGTTGATGTGCTTACTTGTGTTCCGCCGCCCATATTATATTCCTCTATTTATTAGAATGACCGCCACCAGCGCCACCTTCCGCACCACCGTGATGGCCTCCAGAATCCCCAGTGTCATTCCCATCGTCATGCTTATCACCGCCAAGTCGATCAGCCGCCTCAGCAGCGGCTGCTTTTGCAGCCGCAATCGCCAGCCCCAAGAGATAACCTTGATCCCCCGGAAACAGCCCCAGCGTATTTCCCATATTATCTATGTTATCTCCATCACCCCCCGTACTACCACCAGTGCCATCAGTCTGACTACCGTCAGGAGGAGTAGTAGTAGGGGCTTCACTAGGGGGTACATATTCTGTTACGTCCATTATCCCTAGAGGGTTCTGGAAATACTTTGGTCTGCCTACCTTCAACTCAGGTGGCTGATAATTCCATATGTTCGGTTGCATATACTGCTCACCATACTCTTGACTCCAAGGCTGGAAGAGAAGGCCTGATCCTCCTTGGGACATATACTGTGACCAGTCCTGTGCTTTGGGATCATTGTATTCAGGGACGAGCATAGGGAAATAAGGATTAGCCTTATTGGTGGGGTTGTCCCAAGGGGGTTTACCTTCAGAGGTTCCGTCACTGCCACCTCCCTCACCACCTTTACCTCTATTATAATTATCCCAGTAGGTTCCATTATTTCCGCCAAAGTAATCATCATACTCTGTGCTGCCGGGAACTACTTTAGTCCCCCCAGCCCCATATGTACCAGCATATAACTTTGCATCTTCAGCGGCGTGAGCGCGGCCAAAAGCAGCCTTGCTTGTAGCCCCTCTGTCAATCCAATACTTACTATCCCATTCATCCGGGTTACTAACAATCTTCTTCCACGCAGCAGCGAGATCTCCTCTGGAGTCTACATACCTCTCGAAATCTGAGGAGTCATATTTTCCAGCGCCAAACTTTTCATACGCTTCAGACTTACTTTCCCCTCCACCGCCCATTACTTATTCCCCTTATGCCATGCTTTCATTTGACGGAGGGTATCCTTGTTCCATGTGCCTTGACTCTTTCCTTTTACGCCACCTTCAAACATAGCCTTTGCCCGACCAAACTTACCTTGTTGTGCGAGTGCTTTAGATTGGGCTAGTCTTTTATCCCCAATTTTGCCCCAGTCAAAGCCCATAGAGTCTCCTTTAACATACTCTGGGGCTGCACTTGCCTCGGCCCTGAACTGTTGAGAGATTCCTTGATTCCAGTTATCACCCATAATTCTTGAAGACTGACCGTACATACCCTGATTAGCAAATCGCTGTGCTTGAGAAACTTGATCCTCAGATGCTTTACCCCAGTCCCATTTGTCGCCATAGTATTTATCGGCTCCCGCTTCTGTTCTTAGTCTAGAGGAGTAGTCATCCCAGTCTCCACCGCCAGCCTTAATCTGTTGTCTTGCTCTGCCAAACTGACCAGTGTTAGCAAACCTCTGAGCCTGTCCTAGGTTAGCGTTATCACCCCAAGCGGTTGGCCCTGTGGGGGCTTGCGTTGTGGTGTCCTGAGTAGCGGCTGTGTTAGTAGCAGTCTGTTGAGGAGGAGTATTATTATACCCATACCCTCCATTAGGATAACCGTATGATGGTGACCACCCATAATTACCCGGCATATTTCCGTACTGACTCATGGGATTTTGGAATCCAAAGTAATTATTCGTAGGACGCTGCCCGGTTTGCTGCCCATAGTTTCCTCCCCAAGAACTAGAGCCGCCAGACCCCATGTTCCCCGTGCCTGAACTAAAAGCATTCTGAGCCATTTGACCCATGTCTCCTTGAAAATTTCCTCCACCTGACATTAGTGCATCCTCCCTTGTAAGTCTTTAGTAAAGACTATATATGAATCTTTCCATTCTGGTAACATTTTCTTCCATCCTTTTCTACCCCACAATTCCATAGAGGAGCAACCAACCCTGATAGCAAAAGCCTCTATCACGGCATTGAACTGACTGTGCGCTTCTATAAATTTCTCACCTGCTATCGCAATAACTCTGAGAACTTTCTTTTGTGGGTATGCTATAATTTGAGTAACCATCGCTATAATAATATTATTGTCTTCAGTGGCAACCCATAACTGCATAGCACCCTGTGTTAGGGTTTCTAGATAATCGTCAGGCTCCATCTCTCCTTCACTTCTTTCTGTAACTCTAGCCAGCATTGGCGCAACATCTTGCCAAAGGTAAGCGACATCTTCTGGTTTAACAAGTTGTGCTTTCAAAATTCAATCCTGTAGTAGGTCATTACTGCCCCGTCATCTCTATAGTTCAAACCTATCAACTGGTTCTTGGCAATCTTCTTCATCGCTCCGATCTGATAACCGCTCTCCGTTGCTCTCAACTGGAGGGGTAGGTCGAATCGAGACACGGCGTAGAGGGTTGCCATCGCGACCCCAGCAACGACCATCTCCGTTTCGTATTTCTTGTACCAGTGAACCTTCTTCTCTTGACCGCAGAAATCTACTGATCTTCCGTTTCCTGTGCCTATGGCTCCCGCTAAACAAGCAGCATCTCCTAACGCCCTAGCCGCTGCTGATCGGCTCTCCTTCGCATACTCTGACGCAACAACCGGTTTGCCTGTGACAGCAATCGCCTGTTTAACCATAGCAGTAATCTCTGCGGGGGTCTTATCCCAACCAGTCTGAAGGTAGACATAATCAGCGTTTGCATAGTATTCCTTATTCCCATTGTGTCCACCGATACCAGAGGTTAGATGAACCCCGACTGGTTTATCAGTGATTGATTTTAAGTGGGCGACCAAAGCATTGACTGTCGCGGCATCCCAATACTCATCACATTCAAGGCAGGTAACATATCCTGTTACCTTGTCATCAAACCTGCTGACGATCTCGCTGAAGTGAGCCTTCTGAGCGTCCAGTGATTGAGAGGTAATGCTTGGGCTATCGTCAGGGGTGAGCCACATAACCGGGCTTAACCCTGCGGCATTCAATGTGTTCAGTTGTACTTCCCAATCTGGTTTAGGGGTGATGACGGAGAGATTAAAATCTGGGCCAGCGTTGAACCCATCCCCACCATTGCGACTGTACAAGTAAATATGGGTGTCACCGTTTGCTATCGCGGCGGCTCTCATTTTACTTTTCTCTGCGTTAGGGTGTAGGTAGTTGAGTGTCATCCACCTACTATCTACCATCAGGAAACTGGCTCTGCTGCCGTGTATGTCTGCGCTAGAGGGCCGTCCAAGAAGTACCGTTATACCAATAGATACCATCAGCGCCCAACGTATTACCCCAAGTGCCTGATGTCCCATGCCCTGCCGCATATCTTATATCTCCTTCCCTGCTTTTTAGAGGGTCTTTAAAAGTAGGTTCAAGCCTGAATACATCCAAGTTAAACAGAACATCTGACAGCCTATTTAACTCATGGAAGAGGTAATCAGAAAGGTTCTCATTGCTAACAGGGGCAGGATTAGGAGTCCATCTGTTTACAGACTTTATAACCTTACTAGGTGCGACATCAACCATACGATCTTATCCCTCTTAGACCACTCTTCTGTAATTCAAAGGATAAGCCAGAAAGCCTCCAATCTACATCTGTAGTAGATTCTACCTTAAACCCAAAATACTTTCCGCTTACCCTGCATGACACCTTTGACTGAGTATTGGGGTTAAATTCAATAGGGCCTTCCCATGTGATACCATCCTCTACACTCATCTGTCTACCAACGTAGACATTTACAGTATTGTTACCACTTACCTCTATCTGAGGATATACAGCAGATATAAACTTTACTGATTGAGGATCGCCAAGATCATAACCAGACCTTTCTATATACGAGGTCATGTTGGCGGTGTCTTTCTGATTTCCGGCATTATCCCTAAAGAATTTAGTATTGGTTATGTCAGCAAATACAAGATTTTTCAGATGGGCATCATAATCTGATGACCCCCATGCCTCAGAATCTTCATTCCATGTTTGAGTCGAGGTGTCCCATAATTTACCGCCGGGATTCGCGGCTAAAATACCTACCCCAATATGTGAGGTCGTAGGTAAATCACGAAAGGTAAACGTATCCTTTTCCCAATTCCATATAACAGCCTTGTTTACTACACTAGAACTTTCTGTAGCATAACAGGCTAGAATTTCCTTATGAACATGATCTGCCACAACAAAACTCTTTTGCCATGTAGGATCGCTTAGATCACCAGCAACAATCCCATCAAATACTGATCTTCGTAATTTGCCAGTCAGAAGAGGAGTTACAGTTTGTCCATTACAGAGATAGAAGTTTGAGTTACCCATAAAGAAATGGCCTCCCTCAAAATCTACTACCGAGTTCTTACATAACGCTCCTATAGTTGGGCTTAGTAATTTGAATGAAAATATATAGGGTGTTCCTACATAGTTCATTATATATATACTATCATTTTTATATATTATGAATGAGTCACCTAGAGGTAAACCATCCAATATAGACCCCGGAGTATCAGCCAACTCATATTCCCCCGCGTCTAAAGTTGCATCCATAGAATTCCATGTTGTGGGGGCAGAGCCGTAAGATGCCTCTGTAGACCATTTTACCAGCCTTGGTTCTACATTGTTTCTAGCAACCACATTGTTCCAATTAAGGCCAACAAGAAAGGTTCTGAACGAGCGGATAACTTCACACTTATTGGTTGAGTTGCCAGCCTCTTTTGTAGTAGCAACACTCCAGTTCTGCAACTCTCGGAGAGGTATTAATTTAGAGGGAACCCCACTACTGTTAAGAGGCCACATTTGCGGGGCATCGTAGCCGTTGGTTGCGATCAGTAATCCATTAAGGTTGGTAATAGCCCAACGTCTAGTATTCTCAGTGGCTGCATAATTATTATCAGTTGTCGCTGTAGTTCCGATTGGGGTAACAACAGACAAATCGTCATGTGCGGCCGGGTCTGTACTTGCCCTAGTACACCCTGTCAGATCATTGGTTGATTTTCCAGTATATGTTATTTCTTCGTAATAATTGGTTGCCGCTACTGCTACCTGTTTTGTTCCTATAGCGATAGTTCCGCTAACAGGAAAGGCACTCGCATCAGTTAATGTGATGGTAGTGACAGATGAGTTTATAGCCCCATTAAGGGTATTTGTTGTTTGCCTAGTTATGTCTGTCCAAGAAGAGCCATCCCACACAGCCGCCTTATTTTGTCCAAAGGCTAGCCAATAGTATGTTCCCGCAGAGTCTTCATACGGAGTTAAATAGTACGGGGGAAATGTGATAGTTTTTAAAGATTCCGTATAACCCCGAATCTTTTTAATTCCATTGTCTAATACTCTTACATTATTTCCAGCAGACCAAGCGTTAGGGGGTAGGTCATAGGGTGGCACATCCTGTATTATGCCTATCTCCCCTACGTTTGCGATAGGTACTAATTGCATTACATTCCACCGGGGATGAACCAACCCGCAGTATATGGGTATATAGATGGGGCAGTATTATTTAAACAATCTATTTGACGGCTGCTATCAGTGTATATTGTAACATTGTTAACAACATATTCAGCATCATCATCCTCAATTCTTCCCAAAAGATGTTCACCACCGCTCCCGGTAACTCTCCAATATTGATAACTTCTGGCTGATGCAATTTGACCATCTATATAAACATTGCACTCTGCTTTAGTAGCAAAGGCTGGCATCATAATAGTAATGGCTTGGTAAGCCGTATTTGGCCCCGCAGTTCTGCCATTACTAAAATCATCAGACAGCATGACATAATCGCCACCATCATGGAACCACTTTTCAATGTCTCCAGCACTGTCAATATAGAAAGCGAAGATACATCTGTCACTTGCGTTATACCAACCATGCTTAGACTCATTATATGTGGGAGCGGTTGTAGCATTTAAGAATGACGCGGCGACTAGTGGGGATGCGGAGATCGCAGAGTCATCCATGTAAAGGTACTGCCACTGTGAAGTACCAGCCGCAGAACTAGCCGCATTACTACCACCAGAACCAATCTGGAAGGTTAGTTGGCTATCCCAAGAGTACGATGCAGTTGTTGTGCCGTCTAGGTCATACTCTCCAGAACTGATATATATCTCATCAGCATCCTTATAGGCAAAGGTTGCTCTATTAAGTGATCCAGCAGTTCTAACCGTTGACCATGCTGTAGCGGTTGCTCCAGAGTTAACCTGTAAGAACTTGTTTCCATTGCCAGCGATGTCTGGAACGGTTGGGGCGCTTGTGTTCGATGGGAAACTTGCTTGTATTGTAGATTTAATTAGTCTAAGGTGGTCGTCACCCTGACTTATAGAGTCTGACCCCGGAGGATTAGCGCTTACTAAATCCTTAATATATGTTCCTGATTCTAATGCCATGTTCTATACCTTCGGATATTTAGTTTTAACAGCCTGTCGTAATCCTTCAAGCGCGGTCACTGATGCCATGCGTTCCTCTACCACTCCTTCCCACATAGCGACTACGAGTTCGTCAATAGATGGGTATTCTGCTTGGCGATTACGGGAGTATGCTTGTGAGTCTGAT